TTGTTATGCTACTACCAGTGGCCATTGCTGTAATACCTGTTCCGGTAACAGTTAGTGTAGTTCCGCAAGTGTCAACACTTGCTGTAATTGAAAAGTTAGTAGTAGCACCTGTTCCTGACATAGCATATGCTGGTTTAGAAACATTAGGTGTATTAAAGTTCCAAGATAACGGACTGTCAATAGCCACACTATTAATTCCGCAATATGTAACTAATCCTGCATCTAATAATATGTAATAATCAGTTTTTAAGTCTCTGTTTGAAAACGGTAATTCTAAAGTATTGCCACTAACACTACAAGCTATTGCGGCTAATGTTTGAACTAAAGTTCCATCACTTTTGTATAACTTAGCATTGCCTGTTCCTAAGCTAATAGCACCAAAGATATTTCCGCTATTATAACTCCACGATATAAAGTAACTGCCTGTAATTGTTGCTTGGTTTGGCAGAGTAACTGATGTGCCGGCTTGATATGTTGTTCTATCAGGAGGTAGTGTTGTGCTTACAACTAAGGCTGGAGTAGGAGGTGTTCCGCCACCATCACCACCATCACCGCCGCCACCACCGTGAGTGTCATTGTGTGTAACTGTAACAACAGTTCCGTTAGCAGTTACAGTAAGGTCATCTCCAACAAAGTTAATTGCTGATACCTGACTTACTACATTAGCACCTTCTTCTTGGACTGCAATGTTTGCCGCAACTACTAAATTGCCAGCGGCCGCATCGCCAACTAAGTCGATACCAGTCTCGTCATTGAACACATCAAATATCTTACTAAACAATCCGCCTGATTGGTTAGGCGATGATCCAAACAATCCATCTATGTTGTTTAACAAACTAACAATGCCTAATGCAGTTGCAAGTCCTCCAGTTGAATCTAAAATACTTGTGTCAGGTGTAATAGCGTCTGGAACTTGCTCAGGTATAAATTCAACTAGGCCACTTACATTACTATAAGGACCAACCGCTGTTGTGTTAAATCCTCTAACTTTGACATAAAAGTTTTGTGCATTAAGATTTGCATATTCAAACACAACTTGAGTGCTACTTGTAAACACTCCACCACCAAGTGGTTTCTTTGTTCCAACTAATGTGTAACTACGCAAAGTATCGTCAGTTTCTGTGTAATCAAATGATACCCAATATTCTAATCCTTCAACAACACCAGTCGGTGTGTTTACTTCAATTTCAATACGAGGACGACTTGCTCTTTCAAACTTTGTAACTTGTGGAGTAGATGGAGTTCCAATAGCACCAATACTAATAATACCGTTTGCACTACTTCTAGTAAATCGAGTAATATTTGAAACACTATAAACATCAGCATCGTATTCTAATGCTGTTACTTCCATCATTAAAGCACCGTCATTGTCTTGACGTTCTGTAATTGTAACAATTCTAAATAACTTGCTAGTAAACGAATACCTATCGTTAGTGACATCAATGACATCACCAGCTTTTAGATTAATGTAACTAAAGTCTGTTTCAAATTGTATTACTAAGTCAACACGACTCTGCTTAATTCAATAAATCCTAACTGTTCTGCTTGAACTGGTTCATTGATATTATCGTAAGTGATGTTTAATGTGTTGTCAGGTTCATTAGCGTTTCGTAAATTTGCTGGTATTTCAATCTTAATAAAGTCCGCACTATCACGTAAATCCCTGTGTGGAAATTCTACCTTGACACTATTATATAAGTCTTGAAGTCCTGTGCCGCCAACGCTAATGTTGCCTAGTATGTTTGTATCGCTGAAACTTGCAACTGTAGTTCCTGCCTTGTTAATAACAACTCCCCACTTGCCCTCGTGGGTGTCATAACTTAACCAAGTTGCAGTTGAACTACATATTTGCTCTGCGTTTCTTAATACAGTTTCGTCTGTATCAACTAAACCGTTAATTTGATATCTATCTGGAAGTGTTTGTGCTCCAGTGCCTTCGTCATTGTATGAAACGCTTTCTGCACTATAGGTGTTTAAAGCGGACACGCTTGTGGTGTCTATTTCTACTGTTGGTATACCCGCACCATATACCGTTGAAGTTAGATAATCATATAATACATCACCTGGTTTCTTCATACTGCTTTCTACTTGGAATAGCATATCAGCAATACCAGTGACGTTCTTTTCACGGTTGTAATCAACCCTTACCAACGCAAATACTAGATTTGTCATTGGATGTGTGCTACTGGTCCAATTAGGAAATACTGTGTCAGAGTTTGGAACTGTGCCACTATAACCAGTTGGAATTTGTCCATTGGAACTTGACCCTGCGTATAGATAGACTTTAACTAAGCCACTAATACTTCTATCAATTGTTCCATTACTATCAACAGCATAATCAGCAGTAATACCATCTGCTTGAAATACAATACGTTGTTGATTCCAATACACATCTTGGAATGTGTAAGTTGTTGCACCGCCTGACAAAGCTGTGCCTGTCTTTTCAGCAAGTGTTAAGCAATACCACATTGTCTTGTTGGCATTTGTCATAGCGGCATCTGATATGTTGCCTCCAAAGAATGCATCGCCATAAAGGACTGGTATCTTTGCTTCTGCGTTAGGCTTTACTTGAAGTCTAACACCCTTGTCAATGTTTGATGTGCTTCCGCTTCCTTTAGTGTCATTTTCTTTAAGAACACTTTTAGACATCTTGTTAACAGCATATCCAAGCAATGCAGTTTTAACTAAACTACTTCCAATGCTGTTGCCACCTAAGAAACCTAAAGCACTTTTACCAAAGTTTACTATACCGCTTAAGAAACTCATTGTGGCGCTCCAAAGTTAAAGTTAGATTTAGCAAGGGCACTTACTCTACTCATACTTGATTCTGTAGGAAAGTCTGATGGGTTAGTTCTGCGACCGCTTGTTTTATTGTTTAATAATTCTACAACGCTGGTTACAGTTATTGAAATTGTAATTGCACCTAAGTCACTGCCCATACTTAATTCATCTGCAATTTCAAAGTTACTTACAATGCCGTGAAACTTACCTGCTGGATTTCCTGCTATTGATAACAGTTCTCCAGTAGTTGAATTAAAGAATGCTCTACTAACAACTACATTGCTACCTTTGATTCTATTGTTTAATATTTCACTAACATTACCGCTTGGAATACCACTAATAGTTATTGTTAAATCTCTTGGGCTTGCACGAAGTTCATCAGTTGTGTTAGTAACTGTTAACAACTCGCCCAGGGCTTGATAGGTTGTAGCACCAATAGTGTAGTCTTTATGGTAATCACTGAATGTTAATACTTGATATCCAGGCACATCCATTTTAACAAATAAGTTAGTTTGAATGTCACGATACGAACTTAAATCAATGCTCATTAAACAGCCTCCACAAACACAAAGCCGCCACTCCAAGAAACTTGGTCATAACCAAAGATAGTCCAAGTTGGCATTTCAACACAAATAACGTTCCAGGATACATCTTGTCCAACTAATAATGTATAGTTGCCAGCTGTTTCTCTAACTGGACGATGAACTGTAATACTACTGTCGTTAAATGCAACATCTTCTACAATGTTATAAACACTTCCAGATGACCCTAATTGAATAAAGTCGCCTGCTTTGAATCTAAAGCCACTGCCTAGTGTTGCACCACCAGTAATTGTTAATGTATTGCCACTTGAGTAACTTACGGTTATTCCACTTGTGCTTGACAAGTTGCCTTGGTATCCGCTAATGTAATTGTGGGCTGTTTTATTAATTTGTATGTTGTCAACAGTAGTTCTATCCAATGCTTCAACAGTTTCAATTAAGCCTCTGTTATCGCTCCATCTAGGACCTGTTGGTAGTTGAACTCTAAACTCGTATACTTGACCGCCAACACTTGTTGCTTTAACAACACCAGCTCGCGATACAGTTTGAGCAATTCTTTTTCTTTTACTAATGCTTATATTTTCTGCATTATCTATTACATATTGAAATGACATATCTATCTACCTTATCTTCTTGTTTGCGGTAAAGTTCTTCTACCTTGCTCAGTAACGGCAAACAGGAAACTTGGATCCTGTGCTACCATCTGTTTGAAACTCATTGCATCTACGGCGTTGATGTTGTAAGTTACATTGCCACCGCCTAAGTTAGGTGTCACATTTGCTGGACCACTAACTAGTTCTGGACCGTTCTCTCCGACAACACCAAAACGCCCTGGGGGAATCATTCCACCTGTTGCAAAGAACCCTCCAAACAGTCCTCCGCCGCCGCCACTGCCCCCGCCCAATCCTAAACCACCAAATGTCTTGGCAATTAACTGTTGAACTTGACTTCTTAACAATTCTTCTAAGATGCTGTTAACAAATCCCTTCCATTCAAACTTACCTGTTTTAGCAAATCCTACAATGGCGTCTTCCATACCCTTGGTTGACTTTTCAAATATACGTTGTGCTGACTTTGAAGCATTAGTTGCATTGTCTTCGTATTCTTCAAATGCTTTTTTCCAACCAGTGCTAAACATCCTTGAATTTTCATAAGCTGTTTTAGCAAGGTCCTGTTGCTTCATAATAGCCTGTTTAGTAATAGCATCAATCTTTGCAAGTTCGCCTGCAATAATATTTGCATCAACACCTTTTTCAAGTTGTGCTGTAATACGTGTCTTAGCGGCTCTTGCTATTCTTAATTCGTTTAATTCAATTTCTTTGAGCTCTCTGTTGATGCCACTAAGTCCGCCTAGACTTGCATCTTCACTTGCTCTGTTAATTCTTTCTTGAACTTCTAGTATTGCTTCTGAAGCTGATAGTCTTGCTTGATCAATACTGTCGCTTTCACGTTTGAGTCTAAGTTCTGTGTTTCTTGCATCTACCATTTTATCCAAGTAGCCAAGTTCTGTTTCATAAACTTCTTGAATGTCACCAATGCTATCTTTAAGAACTTTGATTCTTGCTTTAGATGCGTCTGTGTTTAACTGTTCAAGTTCAAGTATTCTTGTTTGAACTGGAAGTATTGCAGTTGCTAACTTCTGTTGCAATGCAAAACGCTGTTCTTCTTTTTCTCTTTGATCGTCTGTTAATTTAATTAATGAAGTTCTAAATTTGTATTCTTCGTTAAACTTGTCTAAGGTGCCTTGGAATGTGGCAAGTGATTTTGCTCTAAGTTCATTTTCTTCTGCAATCGCTTCATTAATTTTTGCTTGTGCTTTGGCAATCTTTTCAGCCAACTCAGCGGCTCTTGCTAGACGTAATATATGATCATCATATTCTTTGCCTACATTTGCAAGTGCTTCTTGTTCTTCACGATATTCTTCAATGAGAACACGTAATGGTGTAGTTATTGCGTCAACAGCATTGCCAATATGGTCTGCACCTATTAACTCGCTCCAGTTAACACTTGACGCTGATCCAATCTTGTCAAGTTGTTTATCAATGGTGTCACCAATGCCTGTGAAACTGTTTTCAATAGCATCATCACCGCCACTAAAGATATAATCCCATAGTTCGCCAATTTGTGATCCTGCTCTACCAACAAAGTCACCAATGATACCTAATGAAGCATTCATCACCGCAAGGAACATTCTTGGAATGTCACCAATGCCTGTTGTAACCTGTAGGATAAAGCCCTTAAATAGACCAATAGCTGTATTAACAAAACTATACATTTTCTCTAACATAAGGTTTAATGCAGTAACTAATGGGCGAGCAAAGTTCATAACTTTCTGAGTAACAAACGATAATGCTTTGCCAAGTCCTTCTCTAATGTCAGTGGCTAATGCAACAACAGCCTTCTTAACCCTAAAGAAAACAGCCGACGCAATTTCACCATATGTAGTTGTTAATCCACTTACTTCAACAGTTACTGGTCCTAATGCTTTAAATCCAGCGGCTAATGCAGTAATGCCAGCAACAGCAAGCCCAACAGGACCTGTAAATGCGGCAAATATTCTTCCAACAATACCAAACTTTAATAAACTACCAATTAAGTTTTTAGCGGCATCCTTTGCACGGAACATTGGTCCGCCTAAGTCGCTAACCGCCGCACCTAACGCAAAGAACTTCTTGGCAATGTCAATTAAGAACGGAACTGATTTTATTACTATAAAACTAGTAAGAGCAGTTGTAAGAAGATGTATATTTTCAGCAAGGAATTTGGCACCGCCGGCAATTACTCTTAATGCTTCGCCGACTCCAGCACCTAAACTTTCAGCAAGGGCTTCGTTTTGACGGAGTAGTTCCGCCAT